AAGCCAAAGCAAAGAGGAGCAAACAACGTGGGAAAACTTAAACTCGCATTTGAAATCGGTCGATTCGTCGTTTTTATCGTCACTTCACTGAAAACTCTGGTTCTGAACGCTGAAGAGCAGCTGCCAGAGGGCGGTCATGGCAAAGAGAAGTTCGAAGCTGTCAAAACTGCCATTCTCATGGCTGCGAAATACGCCGAGATCGCTGACGAAGCAATAGAAGCTGTCGATGGCTTCATTGATGATCAGATCGAGGGCGCTGTCGCCAAGTTCATCAACACTTCTGAATGAAATACTTCAATCTGCGGGAATTCGCTTGCCAGTGCGGGGAATGTGATTCAGACGGCAGTGAAATGTCTGAAAACTTTCTTCAGGCACTGGAAGCCCTGCGCTATATCTGCGGATTCCCGTTTATCATCACTTCTGGCTACCGCTGCCAGCTGCATCCCGCAGAACGCCGCAAGAAGGCTCCAGGGACGCATTCTGGCGGAATTGCTGCCGACATATCAGTCAGCGGAGATAAAGCCCTGGCGGTGCTGAGAAACGCTCAGAACATGGGTGTGTTCACCGGGATCGGCGTCAATCAGAAGGGCAGCGGCCGATTCATCCATCTTGATATAGCCGGAGACTTTGAATTCGGCGCTCCACGACCGCACATCTGGTCATATTAATACCATTTTTTGTTGGCTTTTATGAACTGAACGGGGTATTCTCTGTTCTGCGGTAATTTTGCCGCATTCATAAAGGTAGCAAATAATGAATCCAGATCAATTGGAAGAAGTTGTTCAGCTTCAGCAAAAACGCCAGGACTTGTTTGAAAAAGCGCAGCAGGAAGCGCTTGAATCAGACGTTTCTATGACTCCCGCATTCATCTGGGATACTTTATCTAAGATTGACTGCTCCAAGCATATCGAAAAGAAAGGCAACTTGACGTATCTGTCGTGGGCTTGGGCATACGGCATCATGATGGATAATTATCCAGAAATGCAGTTCTATATTGCTGATGATGAAGTTCAGCAGGATGGCACGATTCTGGTGAATGTGATCGTCACAATTGGCGATATGACTCGCAAAATGTGGCTTCCGGTGATGGATCACAGAAATAAGCCGGTCGCCAATCCGAACGCTTTCCAGATCAATTCGACAAGAATGCGCTGCTTGACCAAGTGCTTTGCGCTGTTTGGTCTGGGGCATTACATCTATGCGGGCGAGGATTTGCCGCCAAGCGACGAAACCGAGCCGGAAGTCGATCCAGATGCGGATTGCGTCATCGGAGAAAAGCAATACGACGAGATCAATCAGCTGATCGAACAATCTGGTGCTGATACTGATAAATTCTGCCAATGGCTTGGCGTTGATGATATCGGCGACATTCAGCGAAAAGACTTCCAGAAAGCAAAAAACGCTCTGATTGAAAAGATGGAGAAAGCCAATGCGAGTGAGTGAACACGAGCAGGGTTCGCCGGGCTGGTTTGCTGCGCGGTGCGGGATTCCGACCGCCAGCAGCTTTGATCGGATCATCACTGCCAAAACAGGCAAGAAAGCTGCCGCGATTGAGAAATACATCAATCAACTGGTCGGCGAGCGTGGTACTGGGCGCTGGCAGTTTACTCCAGAAACTCCGGCGACTCGGCACGGCAAAGAGCATGAACCAATCGCGAGGAAGTATTACGAATTCCTGCATGACACAGAGGTCTTTGAGATTGGGCTATGTTTGCATGACGATCTTGATGCGGGCGCAAGCCCAGATGGATTGATCGGCGATGACGGGCTTTTGGAGATCAAATGCCCTTTTGCGACTGATATTCATATTGGATATTTGCGCGGCAAGGTTTTGCCCGATATCTATAGGGCGCAAGTGATGGGCCAGTTGTGGGTGACTGAACGCGAATGGTGCGATTTCTTTTCGTATCACACGGATTTCGAGCCATTGAAAGTTCGCGTCTATCGGGATGAAAAATTCATATCGTCCCTAGCTCAATATGTTGCTGAGATGTTGGAAGAAGTTGAAGAATTAACCGAAAAATACAAAAGGAAGGACAAATAATGGCTGGAGTAAATAAAGTGATTTTGGTGGGCAATGTTGGTCAAGATCCCGAAATGCGGGGAACCGACAAGCCGGTGGCGAATGTTAGCATTGCGACCAGTGAAAGCTGGAAGGATAAAAACACTGGAGAGAAGCAGGAAAAAACCGAATGGCATCGTGTCGTTTTCTTTGGGAAGCTGGCCGAGATTGTCGGAATGTACGTCAAGCGCGGCACGAAACTGTATGTCGAGGGCAAGCTGCAAACCCGGTCCTGGGAGCAGGATGGCGTCAAGAAATATACGACCGAAATCGTCGCCAATGAGATGCAGATGCTCGATTCCAAAGGATCAACAGAATCGGTTGCAAAAACAACCAAAAAAGCTGATGATCGTGAAGGATTTGGTGATATTCCATTTTAATTAACAAAAAAAAGGCCCGCTTTTTACGGCGGGCCGAAATCTCATGGATATGAGAGGACAAACAACTATGAACACCGACATTATAGATTTTGGCCAATGCGTTCGCAATGCGCAGGAGCGCACGTTTGTGCGCCAGGCTGACATCGCAAGGGAACTGGGCGTCCGACCACAATCAGTTGCCAGATGGATTCGTGCCAAAGATGTGAAGTTGTCGATTGCGATAAAAATCGCTGCCGTTTGGAAATTGGACATCGGGGCATTTATTCATAAATACTCAGATATCAAAAACGCGCAGTGGGATTACAATGAGTGATGTCATGGACAAAGCCCGAGGTCGGTGGGCTGGCATACTCAGAACTCTGGGCGTCGAAGAACAATTCCTGAAAAACCAGCATGGCCCCTGCCCGATGTGCGGCGGCAAGGATCGTTATCGCTGGGACGATAAAAACGGCGATGGCACTTACTACTGCAACAGCTGCGGCGCTGGCGATGGATGGCTGCTGGCCCAGAGGCTCACTGGCGAAAGTGCGAGCGCAGTGGCGAAGAAGATCTTTAACATGGTAGGCGGGATAGCTAAAAGCCAATCAAAGCCAGTTGATGATATGGAGCGCAATCGTCAAAGATTAAATCGGATCATGCAGGGCTGCGATGTGGCTGCGGAAATCAGCGCTGTGCGGCTGTATCTGCGCAATCGCGGCTTGCCAATGTCGAACCACATCTTTTTCCATCCCGCGCTTCCGTACTACCAAGACGGCGCTGAACTGGGCAAATTCCCTGCGATGATCACCAAGTTCTACCAGGGCGACAAAGCGGTCACGATTCATGCGACCTATCTCACGCCAGACGGCAAGAAAGCCAATGTTCTGGCTCCGAAAAAGATATTCCCGAAGTGCGGAGAACTGGCTGGTAGCGCAATCAAGTTGACCGAGGTGTATCCAGAGATGGCGATCGCTGAAGGCGTCGAGACTGCCCTGGCTGTCATGAAGATGTTTAACATGCCTTGCTGGGCGTCTGGTACTGCCGGGCTAATGGAGAAGTTTAATCCTCCAACAGAAGTGAAGCATCTGCATATCTACGCTGACAACGATTCCAGCTTCACGGGCCAGGCGGCTGCTTACAACTTGGCAAAGCGACTCGCAAAACAAAAATTATTCTGTCAGGTACATGTCCCAGAAGATCGGGGCTTTGATTTCGCTGATTATGTGGAGGACAAAAATGGACGGAACAAGCTGGAAAGTGAACAGTAAGCACACAAAAGAAAACTTCTTAAAGCATGTCGATGAACTTTTTGAAAAGCATGGATATGTGACTTTCAGCTGGGAGACCGGGAAGCAGCGCACTAAGAAGCAGAACAATTCGCTGCATTTGTGGCTTTCGCAGCTGGCCAAGATGTTGAATGATGCTGGGCTGGATATGAAAAAGACGCTGAAAGCAGAAACAGAGATTCCCTGGACAATGATTTCCGCGAAGGAACATCTCTGGAAGCCGATCCAGCAAATTGTGATCGGAAAGGAATCAACGGCAGAGGCGCAGCGAAAAGATTATAATGAGATATATGCTGTACTTAGCCGACATTTTTCCGAAAAACATGGAATTCAAGTACCAGAATGGCCATCGATTAATGATTAATTACAAAATCAGACAAACGTGGCGCGAGTTCAGCAAAGACGCAATTGTCGAAGAGGCGCTAAATCTCAAGACAATCAAAAAGGATCGCCAGTCTCAGGTCGTGGGCTTGATGGGCGAGCTATGCTTTGGGCGGTATCTAATTGATAACGAAATCGACTTTGAATATTTAGCGAATCAGAGCATGGATTTTGACTTTGAATCGAACGGCATTTTTCTTGATGTGAAAACTTCTTATTCAAAGTATCAGCCGCAACCGCATTGGATTTGTCGGATACCAGAATATCAGCATTTTCAGCGATCTGATCTTTATGTGTTTTCTGGGGCCGGTGACACAGAAGTTCATCTATATGGCTGGATCAGCAAGCATGAATTTTGGTTCGGCGACAAGAGTTGGCGCGAAGAGGAAGGAACTATCAACGAGATCACTGGCAAGCTGAACCGGGCTGATTGTAGAGTGATGAAGATTGCAGATCTAAACCCGATGGATGATCTGGTGACTTTTCTTGCACACAAGGGTAATGCGCACTAGACGCTGCTCACTCTGCCGCAAGAAAGTTCCAGCCGAGGATGCTGTAATCGGCCAGCTGCGGGCGTTTTGCTCGATGGAGCATTTGATTGAATACGCTAGAAGCGACAAGGGCAAAAAGATTGCAGAGAAGGGTTGGAGGCAGCAAAAAAGTGAGATACTCAAAAAACAGAAAACCTGGCGAGATTGGTGCAAGGAAGCGCAAAAGGAATTCAATGCGTACATTCGGGCCAGAGACGCCGGGAAGCCCTGCATATCCTGTCACAGATCTTTGTCTGAACGCTCTATTGGCGGGGACTACGATTGTGGTCACTTTCGCAGCGTTGGTTCTGCTCCACATTTGAGATTTCACGCCTGGAATGCGCACGGCCAGTGTAAAAAATGCAATCGATATCTGGGCGGCAATTATTCAGAGTATCGGCGAAGATTGCTTACCAGGATTGGAGTAGATAAAGTTGACAGTTTGGAAGCCGACTATTCGACAAAGAATTACACTTATCACGATTTGCAGAGAATCATAAAAATCTGCAAAAAACGGCGCAAACGCTATGGGAATCAATGATCCAGTTGTTCCAAACGAGAGCCAGGAGCAGAAAGACAAGCTGCGCGAGGATCTTGAGCGCCAGATCAAGGAATATTTGAAATCCGGCGGGAAAATCAAAAACCAGCCGACAATTACGAAAACAGTACACAAAAAAAAGCCCCAGAGGTAGCATTCTAGGGCTTTTTAATGACTGATCAATCTGGTAGATTATCAGTCTGTCGGTGGCGTTGACTGCGCCGGATGTACCGACCTGGGAGAGAGACGAAACAGATCGATACGCCGATGTGCGTATTATCTTGTGTCTCTCCTGCTAGGTCAACACTACATCTTGCGGTCACCATCGTCCGGTGGGATACATTTC